CAGTATCCTGTGTTAGAGAGCATCGCTTTCTTAGGGTTATTGAGACAATATTATAGGACATAAGAACCAGTTACCGTTTGCTGTATAACAAACGGGAGAACAGTTCGTCTGTCGCCATCTAACTAAATTTAAAACTAATGATAAAAGATAAAAATAAATTTTACCAGTTCGTTTCAAAAGTAGTCAGATGGATAATAATGTCGGAAGACAATAAATCTATTCCTATCTCACCCTTCGATGCCTTATGTGGTAGGTTGGGCCATGTCAAGGGCTCAATGTCATTAAATGACTTCATTGCTTTTAATAAAGCAATAAGAAGTAATTTTATGAACTACCTATCCGGGAACCCTATCCGGGATCCTAGATGTAAGACAACCAAAGATGGTATACCTGTTATCTTCCAGGACTTAATACCTCAAGTTAGGGGGGGATCAAGCGTAGTAATACGAATGATCCTCACTATCTTGTTTAGTACTAGGACCTTTAGAACAAAAGCGGACCCAGATACAACTAGTATTACACAAGCCTTTACAGGTGATGTAACTAATATTAGTATGTATATGGGTAGCTTTTGAAGAGAACTAGGGTATAAACCAAATGTGGATACGCCCCGGTCATTAAGAGCTAACTTTAATTTATATCGTACTAAGGCTGGACCGAATGGTCATAGCCTAGTAACTAGTATTGCGGATGCTTTAGCGATGCCAAGCGAGTTGAAGAACTCACTTGCCATACTAGGTGGTCCGAAACTAGGATATACATTAAAGAAAGTCTTAGTGCCCGGTGCGTTCTTGGGATTTCTTTCTAAGTATATTAACTGGGGTAATGGGAAGGAGTTTAGGCGTCTTGCTTTCTTTTCTGATAAAGAAGGGAAAACAAGAGTTGTTGGAATCATTGACTGATTCTCACAACTAGCACTAAAGCCTCTTCACATATACCTTGCTAATACTCTTAAAAAGATTCCTCAAGATTGTACATTTGATCAATGAAAGTTTTTAAAGTCTCTAAAAGGAAGTAGAACCTACTATAGTGTTGATTTATCAGCAGCTACAGACAGGTTTCCTATCATCCTAATAGATAACTTACTAAGAACTCAACTACCAGCATCCTACGTTGATGCATGGAGGGACGTGATGGTAGGCTACCCATTTAAGTTTAAAGATGAGTACATTAGTTACTCAACTGGAAACCCAATGGGAGCTTACTCATCATTTAACTCCTTTGCATTAACTCACCATTACATTATCTATTACTGTTGTAGAGTACTTGGGGTGAACTGACGTTCACTTCCATATGCTTTACTAGGTGATGATATTGTAAT